CTTCTAATACCCACTTGTGAGTTTGTGTTCCGTCAAGAGTTCCAGTAAATCCAAATCTATATTTTGCATGATGTAATTTTGTCATTATAGATATTAAAGATTTGCTCTTAAACAGGTGAGCTTCATCTCCAATTACAACGTTATACTCTTCAAAAAATGATCTTTCTAATTTATAGACAGATTGCCAAGTTGTAATTGTTACTGGAGCCTCATTATTTTTTTCTCTACCAGAGTAAATCCTATGGCAGTATGAATCAGCATCCCAACCATAATCCAGAAAATCCTTATACATCTGCTCTACAAGAGATGTCGTTGGAACAACTAGCAAGATTTTTTGGCCTTTGTCAACGTAATATCTTACAAGAGAGTAAATCATCAGAGATTTGCCGCTTGCAGTGGGTGATATCAATAGTTTTCTATTGTGCTTTAGAGCGTCGTATACTCCCTCAATTTGATACTTCCTTGGTGAGTGAGCACAGATAGACTGCATATAATCTTTGACACCCTCATATGAAATCCTATCATTGACTTCAAATGGGGTTCCGTAAAACTTATTATCTTCAAACTTATAGGTGTATCCGTAGTTATTGCAGAACTGCACAATCTTATCCAACAGACCAACATAGATCTGTTTAGATCTCATATCATATAGATGAATCTCTCCATTCCAATTTCTGCCCCTATACTGAGGCATGAACTTGGCGTTAGGAACTTCAAATTTGAAATGATCACGCAACTCATACTCGATATGAGGCTCTGCGTTGATCTTTAAAAATACTTCGTTCGATTTTGATATAACAACATTCGCAGTCGTGTCAATCATAACGTAGATATTCATCTACGATTATTTATCTAGCCCAGTCCAGAGTTGAATCTCATGAACTCAATGGCATTCTTAATCTGATACGTGCGGTTTTGAACGACCTTAAGAATACTTTCCAAATAGACTAGCATCGTATCATAGTAATCAATCTTGAGATTTGCATTTGAAAGTTTTTCATCTGCATCAAGATACTTAGTCATTGTATCTTTATCTCTAATCTTTTTGGGAAAAGGGTTTTCTACGTATACATCAGGATCTGCTTTGCCACTAAAGTATTCATACCTCTCGTGACGAATATTCTTTCTTTGTTGTTCTGCTTTCTTTCTCAGAAGAAAGACGGTATTATATAGTTCAAAATATTTTGCATGAAGAGATGGGATATTTAGAGATTCAGTATGCAAATTGTCTGGATCTATTTTTGAATCTTTTTCCCACATCTCTTGAATTGAATCAAGATCAATGCTCATAATTTGTTGTTCTCTAAATCAGTCAGTGTGTAACTAGTATACTTGAAACTTACGTCGGCTGTAAAGTATTGAATGTCTGTATCGGTAGCATCGAAGTTCAAAGTTGTCAATGAATATGGAAATAAGTCTTTAAAGTTTACGTTAAACTTAGGAACTAAATTACTGCTTAAGATTTGAAGAGTTCCATCTGAAAAAACATTTCTCTTGTCTTTAGCGTATGGTCCTCTATGATCTGATTCTTTTTCAAGATCCCTGAATTCTTGATTCTCGTCAGGAAACCCTAAGCCACGAATCCAATTTTGAATTTCCATAAAGTTTTCAAGATTTTCATCAACCAAAAAAGTTAGATTTAGATCACCAAAATCAATCTTATCTCCAGGTGTTGGAATATCTCTTAAGAAGTTTGGTTGCACAGCGACTCCAAGACTTAAGTCTGGAATGTTTGCAGATTGACAGAAAAATGCAACCTTAGGACTTCTCCTCATAGAGAACTTAAATCCTACAGGTGCCAAGAAATTCCTGTTTTCTATCTGACCATACGGGTTTGCTTTTGCCATTACTTAGACCCTTTAAAAATTTTCATTCACCGCCCCCATTACCACCATTACCCCCACCACCATTACCGTGACCGCCATTGCCACCGTTACCATTTCCATTGCCATTCCCAGAGTTCCCATTTGTACCATGGTCTCCGTTACCGTTTTTTGATCCGCCACCAAACCTAGGATATCCATAAGACTTTATCTTAACCGACTTCTTAGGTTGGCAAGATTTTGACTTATCGTCAAAGTAATATCCTTTGGGACATTTGTTTGCTTCACTAAGGAAATCACCTAAGGATTTCATTGGTTTACAATCATAGTGTACCACTCTTCACTCATACCTGTGATGATGTGGTCTGCAGATTCTTGATCCTGGGCGTAACCCTCTTGAATTAAATGCTCAACAACTAAATTATATTTTTCCAGAGCTTCTCTGGTTTCTCTAGGTGTTTGTTTCATTTTAGATATTTTATCCGTATTCTTATTTAGATAAAAAAAGAGGGGTCCGAAGACCCCTCTAGCACTTCCTTCACACGTAAGGATATTATATCACATAAGGTTCTTAACGGAAACTCTTCTGTAATAGCGGTTCTGGTTAACGTGCAGAGCACCCAGACCTTGGTTAGTTCCCTCAGCGAATGGGTTAGCGACCATGCCGTAGCGGGTCTTAAAGCCAATCTTGGGCTGGAAGGAGTTCTCTCCAACGGCACGAACCATTTGGAGGGGAACATATGGGCAATAGAACAGACCAGCGTCATAAGGGGAAGTACCCTTGTAACCGACGACGTAGTACTGGTTACCTGGAGTTGCGTTAGCAGAAGTCAGGTTAGCAGCATATGGGTCGATGTAGACACGGAATTTACCCATCAGGGTTCCGGCGAAGGTGTTGCCGGTGTCATCAACGTTCAGGTTAGCGTTGAGTGCAGGGGTGTAATCGAGCACACCAGCCATGGTCAGTGCAGACGCAACGTCAGCAGAGCACATGATGATGTTGCCCTTTCCTCTACGAGTTCTTTGTGCGATTGCGTTAGCATCACGCTCGATTTGGAACAGGAGACCCTTGAACTTCTCAACAGACCATCTGCCGTTGGAGTCGATGTCGAGGTCGAATACGCCAGCGGTAGCGGTGTTCTGTACAGCACCTTGCTCAGCAACCTTATAGATGGTTCTGATGACTTCACGGTTGATCTCAGCCAGAATCTCAGTGGAGAGAATGTTGGCGAGTTCCGCTTCAGCGTTCAGACCATGGATTGCCTTGAGGTCCTGGGCGAGTTCTAAGGAGTACTCTGCCTTCAGGGCTCTTGACTTGGCGGTGACAGTAACTTTCTCGATCGAGAAAGCCATTTCGTTGAAGGCATTGTTGCCAGTGCCATCAAGTGCCTCAGCGTCGTCAGTACGCATACCCTGACCAACTCTGTAGCCGAGGGAGGATGCGGAACCAACTGGGTTAAGGACAGAGGGGTTAGTACCGGACTGAGCGGTAGTACCCATACCAGCGAGAGGATCGGACATGCCGGTCTCTGCGTTGGATGCGCTGTCACGACCAGAGAATGCGGAATCTGGCTCGTTGTAGAATGCCTCAGTACCAGATTGAGTCTGGTAGCGTGAGCGCATTGCGAAGATGAGTCCAGTAGGACCGGACATTGGCTGAACACCTGCGAGGTCATAAGCGACCAGGTTAGGCATCGAGCGACGGATCAAGGAGATCAGTACGGGGTCGAAACCAGCAACAGGACCGGATGCAGTAGCAGCACCGGAGAAGCCTTGTGGGTTACCACCAGAGTTGGTGGGTTGCTCAGTCAGGAATGAACCGGACTCAGCGAAAGCATTTTGCTCTCTTAAAAACTTTTCTTGGTTTTCAAGCAGGGTAGCGGTAACAGCTCTCTTATGGGAATCTTTGATTTCTTCAAGACCCTCATAGTTGAGGAGAGGTGCCCACTTTTCCTGCAGATGCTCGGATTGGAACATTTGCGTGTACCTAATTGATGTTTACGTTTGATTTAATGTTAAATTCAGTTATTTGCTAAATGTTGAAAGAGTTTTCAGGTATGCAGCCATGGAACCTTGTACAGATTCGGGTGAACTGTCAACACCCTCAGAGATGTTCTCTTTCTTAGCTGATGGAGATACTCCTTTTGAAGGGAAATATGATTCCTTCAATGTCTCCAGTTTTTCACGATAAGATTCTTCACTTTCAAACTCTACACTTTCGGCAAGTGAAGCGAGCTTCTCTTTCTGAGTCTGTGCAAGACCTTCAGAGACTTGATCTACGATTCCATCAGCAACCGACTCTGCGAGACGCTTGTTAAGGGAAACATTTTTCTCAATTTGCTCGTTGAGTTTTGTTTCCATGTCATCTAGTTTTTCTACCATGCTCTCAAGCACATCATATTTTTCTTCAGGGATTGATACATAATGTTCTTCAAAAAGACTCTTCATTCCACCAAGGAATGATTCGGTCATCTCACTCTTGAGACCTGCTTCAACTGCAAGTTGGTTCTCAGTGAACCACTCTTCAGCAACGTACTCAAGGTAAGAATCGACACGCTCGTTGAGTTCCTTCTTAATGTCCTCAACTTCCTCAGCGAGAACTTCGGAATAGCGTGCTTCCAGGGCTTCTTTGACTTCAGCAACCTTTGCAGTAATTGCTGTTTCAAAGATAGTGCGTGCTTTCTCCTGGAACTCTTCAGAGAGTTCTTCACCTTGGAGAAGAGCAGTGACATCTTCTTCGATGTCATACTCAGCGACGACTTCTTCTTCGACCGTTTCTTCTTCGGTAGTCTCTTCTTCAGAAACTACTTCTTCTTCTGTGGTCTCTTCTTCGGCAACCACCTCATCGGTGACTTCCTGATCTTCTTCGACAACGGCTTCGGTATCGAGTTCTTCTTCTTCCTTCATGCCTTTTGCTGCTTCAGCTGGCTTAGCACCCTTATTGACAACATCCTTAACTTGCTTAAGGGATGTGCCAGGGGTTTTAAGTTTTGCCGAATCATCATCGGGCTTGTAGTTATCTGGTGTAGGTCCACCAAGATCTTCGTATGAACCTGCGACTGAGGTATCCATTGCGTCCGCTGCGCCTCCTTTGGCATTTACAGCGGTTTTGGATTGCTTTGTGCCTACTTCCATTTCTTGTAAATCTCCACGAGACATTTGAACTCTCCGAACCTTGTACGAATTTAATCTATATTTATTTATAAATTAATAAATTACAATGAATTTAGGAACTCATTGAATAAATTTAACTTATGTTCCTCTAAACGTCTTTGGTCAACCAAAGTGTTTATCGACTTTTTAGCATTTTCAGCGAGTTTTTCACGGAGGATTCCACCGTCCCAAACCCACTCTTTACCTTCCATAATTCCCTGAACAAATGCATCAGGTGCAGATGGATCTGCAACGATATCAGCAGCCGTTGCTAACATGAAGTCCTCACCGACTTCCATGACTCCCTCTTTGTTTTGGGAGATTGAACCAATACCACGAGAAGAAACACCGAGAGTAACACCTTCTTTCAAAAGTGACTCTGCGA